AGTCCGCATGTGGTGATTCAGGCTGTATGCCACGACCTCGAAAAAAACGTAGCTGTCACGGTGGAAAAGCGCCGCAGAATCGTGGGCAAAAAGTCCAAGGGTGGAGCTATTGACGAGGACGACATCAATCTCGCCGCCAATGCAGGAGCGGCAATCGCTTTCCGTGATGCTGTATTCAAAGTTGTTCCCGGCGCTCTTATCAAGCCAATCTTTGAGCAAGCAAAGCAGGTTGCCATTGGGGATGCAAAGACTCTTTCAGAACGCCGCCAGCGAGCAATGGACTCATTCGCCAAAATGGGCGTTGGCAAAGACAAGGTTCTTGCCGTTCTCGAAAAGAAAAGCATTGAAGATATTGACCTTCCCGACCTTGAGGTTCTTTTTGGACTTCATACGGCCATCAAAGATGGCCAAACTTCTATCGACGAGGCTTTTACAGCAAAAATTGCTAAAGCCAGCTTGAACCTGCCAAGTTCGGAGGAGAATTGATTAACAAGTTAAAACCATGATTATTCAAGACGACACAACCTATCGCGCTCATCCCGCGCTCAATTACAGCGCGGCAAAAACTTTGCTGCGCTCCCCAAAGCATTTTCAAGCGGCTCTCAATCGAAAATTTGAGCCGTCGCGTGAGATGGTCATGGGTTCCATGATCCACGAAATTGTTCTTGAGAACAAGACGCCAAATTACATCGTGCGCCCTGCCGATCTGGACATGCGGACAAAAGAGGGAAAGGAGTGGAAAGCCAAGAATGCAGGCAGAGAAATTCTCACGCAGGAAGAGCACGATTCGGTTCAAAACGCTTCAAAGGCAGTCTTGAGCAACCCGGATGCCAAATACATGCTTGGCCTGTGTCCGAACAGAGAAGTGGGCATCGTGCAATCGTATTCAGGTTTGGACATCAAAGGCAAGATTGACGCTTACGGCAAGGACGAGGCTGGAAAGACGATCACGCTGGATTTCAAAACGACTTCCAATGCCGACCCCGAAGAATGGGGCCGCAAAGCGTTTGGCCTTCGATACCCAATGCAAACGGCGTGGTATCAGTCGTTGCTTGCCCTTGAGCTTGGTCTTGACGAACCGCCATCCTATTTCTGGCTCGTCGTCGAGACGCAAGAGCCTTACGACGTTGTGATTTACCAGCCGCCAGAAGAAGCTCTTGAAATTGGACGTGCGCAGATGCGGTATTGCATCGACACTTACAAGACCTGCAAAGAGACAGGGAAATGGCCCGGTTATTCCAAGGGAATCCTGAACCTAGAAACCCCTCCGTGGGAGCGACGCAGGTGGCTCAATCGTTAATTCAACCGCAAACAACACACATGCCAAACAACACCATCAATATCAGCATCGACTACCTGAAACTTCAAGGTGCTCGCAAAGTAACAAAGGAAGGAAAGGATTATGTCTTGATCGACATCGCAGCCTCTCGCGCAAAGCTCTTCAAGCGCCAAAACGGTCAGGAATCAGTTTACGGGGACTTTGATGTAAAGTCGAACAAGGACGGCGAAAACCAGCACGGGAAAACTCATTTTGTCTGCGAAGGTGTCACAAAAGAAGAACGTGCCGCCAAAACTCGGATGGAAATCATCGGCAACGGAAAAGAATTTGTTTTTGGTGGGGGTGGATCATCAAGCACATCGCGCCATCAACACGGCTCTGTTTCAGCCAAGCAGCATCCTCTGATACAGGATAGCGGTGATGACTCGGACATTCCTTGGTGATCCACATTTGACTCAACAACTACAAGCATATGAGCCTAACACCATCTCAAATCGACTCCATCAACTCCGTGGCCGCATCTTGCCACGCAAACGCCACCATCAAAGGCTTCCACGACAACGACAGCCAAAAGTCGATTGTGGACAACGTGGCAGTTTGGTGCTCAAACCTGCACGGCGAAGTCTCCGAACTGTGGGAGGCTGCAAGACGTGATCTACTGCGCTTCCCGTGTGACAAAGCCGCAATGATGCCAGATGGCGAAGGCGGAGTTCGCCACATGACATGCGCCGAAGAAGAAATTGCCGACATCATCATCCGCGCTTTTGATTCAGGCCGTGCGCTTGACATCAACATCGGGGAAGCTGTAGCATCAAAGATGGCCTACAATGCAACACGCGAACACAGGCATGGAGGGAAACTGGCATGATCCCTTCATCCGAACTCATTGAAGAACTTAAACGCATCCAGTCTGTCCAAGGCGACGTTCAATGCGAGGTCGTTTTGCGCACTTCAAACGGCAGGATAGCCGGTAACATCACCAACGTCGCTTATCGCTCAAACGGAACGAGGCAGCCCTACATCGAAATCACTGCGGAGGAAAAATAATGAAGCTATCCATCGGCATAGACCCCGGCGCATCTGGAGGGATTGCGTTTATTCAGGACAATAAGCCGGAAGTGTCTTGGGCTGTGAAAATGCCTGAGACTCTGGCTGATTTGTGGGAAGTTATTTTTGACTGTTCTCCAACTAGAACCAGCGCCGAATATTCCCCCCATGCTTTCCTCGAAAAAGTCCATAGTATGCCGGGACAAGGGGTTGCCTCGTCGTTCAAGTTCGGCCAAGGATTTGGACATCTGGAAATGGCGCTGACTGCCGCGAAGATTCCATTTACCTACGTCACTCCTCAGAAGTGGCAGAAAGAGCTTGGGTGTTTGACTGGCGGTGACAAAAACATCAGCAAATCCCGCGCTCAACAGCTTTTCCCCCACATCAAATGCACTCACGCGATTTCGGATGCGCTACTGATCGCGGAGTATGGTCGTCGAACCTTGAAGTGAAATGCCCTATCACCGTCATCCTCCAGTCAAGAAGCGTGACCGGCATGGACGATGCTCGAAAGTCCAGTGGGCCATGCGACACATCAAACCGGGTTTCCGTTTCGATGTGTTCAGAGTTGATCCCAACTTTGGCGGTGGGACTTTGGACGGCGCTCAAAAGCTGGCCTATCACATTGTCCGCACCGAGAATCACCAGAACAGGCAATACCTGAAAAAGCTCCAGAAGCCCCGCGTCCTCAAGTCGGTCAAGAAGGGCAACAACCTGAAAAAGCCGAGCCGCTTCCGCATTTTGATGAACCCAAAAGCCAAGCCTCCCATTTACGGAATGCGTCGAATGAAGAAAAAGAACAAGGAGACAGGCGAGATTACTGAGCACGTTTACCTCATTCGATACCGATAAATGTCGCTCAATCACGGGCGCTTAACCAAAACAACACACGATGAAAGATAAGAACTGGATCGCTAAGGCCATCAAGAAACCGGGCGCTTTGAAAAAAGAGCTTCATGTTCCCGCTGGGAAGAAAATCCCCGCAAAAAAACTTGAGGCAGCCGCCAAGAAAGGTGGCAAGATTGGCGCTCGCGCTCGTCTTGCTGAAACGCTCAAATCGCTCAACAAGTAAGCCTATAAACGGAGACGCTTAGCCCCGTTTTGCTCAAATCGTGACAGCCCGGAGAGACGGGCAATTTTATATGAGAGACATTCTTGAAACCATCGGTGCATTTTTGATCCTGTGCGCAGTCGTCGTCATCGGCTATTTCGGCCTGAATATGGTCAAGTGGCTGCTGATTGATCTTTTGGGACCGAATTGACACGCGATTTGTGCGTGGTATAGGCAAGCAACGCCGTGTGGAAGCGGTTTAGCGAACAATGAAACCCCTAAAAGTAAATCCTGCCCACCTGTCAAGGACTCCGCGTTCGCCGGACTTCCACCCTTGGCTGAGTGGGCAGGGCCTTTTAGAGACATGAACAACTGGTATGCCAATCTACTACTAGACCCTCGTTGGCTGGCTAAACGCAAAGAACAATTAGCCTTAGATCGCTACAAATGCGTGTCATGTGGACGAGGCAACCCCGATGTCAGCCTGTGCGTTCATCACACTACTTACGTCACAGCTTGGATGCCTTGGGACTATCCTTCAACCATGCTTCAAACCTTGTGTGTTGGTTGCCACAACGGCCAGCATGGAAACTCAAAGCCCATTTATGCCGTCTGCCATTTATGCGGAACCCTAACTCCAGAGAAAGACATCAATGGTCGAGATGGGAAGCATGAGTGGATTTGTGAGACGTGTATAACAAAAAGCGTAATATGACAGTAATATTACTTGATTCATAATCATCACCGTTTATATGGCCTACATGTATTGCAAACTATTCGCCTCCCTCTACCAAGGGACTCTTCGCGGCAAAAGCCACGAAATCCTTGTCTTCACCAACATGCTTGCCCACGCTGACCAAGACGGCTGCGTGGATAAGCACTTCAGGGCTATTGCCGACGAGGTTGGATTGACCGTTGAAGAGGTCAAAAGGGCTATCGAGGTATTGGAGTCACCCGACCCTGAGAGCCGATCCCCCGAGAAGGAAGGCCGTCGCATTGAGCGTATCAACGATCACAGGGCTTGGGGGTGGAAAATCGTCAATTACGGCAAATATCGCTCCATCAAGTCCGATGAAGATCGCCGCAAGGCAAATCGAGAAGCTCAGGCTCGCTGGCGTGAAAAGCAGAAAGGTAAAAATAATATTACAGTAACAGATAGTAATGGTTGCGTAATGCCTAGTAATGCCTTGTCATGCGAGTCAGCCCAAGGAGAAGGAGAGGGATATGGAGAAGAAGAAGCAGAAGCAGAAGAAAAGGCACCTCGGAAGGTAAAACCTTCCAAGCTCAATTCTCCGTTGTTTGATTCCTCAGACTCCGATGAGTTCAAGTCTGCAATGGCAGATTGGTTCCAATACAAGCTGGAACGCAACGAGCGTTACACAGAGGACGGATGGAAGAGAATTCTTGCCCAACAGCATCGTTTCGCGCCTCACTTCGTTAAGGCTTCGGTTGATGCCTCCATTCGTAACGGCTGGAAGGGATTGTTCACCGAAAAGATCGATGCATCTGACGCTCAGTTCTACCTGCCAAAACCAATCACCAAGGAGATTCAGGCAGAAGAGGACATGGAAAATCCAATGGCTCGCCTATTCGCCAACGGTCGCGCTCGCGAGCAGGCTGCTTTGGAGCCTCCCAAAGACGAATCTCCAACGGATATTGAACCCTTGGCGGAGGGTGAGTTGTTCTAATGAACACTATTGCTGACATTTCAGCCAGATTGGCAGCAAACCCGCTCAAAGTAGCTCAAATGCTACTCCCCTCCGGCAAGCTGGAAAATGGTAGGGAATGGGTTTGTGGCGACATTACAGGCAAACCCGGCGACAGCCTAAAGGTGACGATTGCCGGAACCTACGCAGGACAATGGCGGGATTGGTCAACGGACACGGACAAGGGTGACTTGATCGACCTGTGGCGCATTTCCAAGAATTTGACGGCAGGAGAGGCATTGAAGCAAATCAAGGAATACTTGGGTATTGTCGAGACTGTCAAGATGGAGCGGCCAAAGTCATACAGACCAGCGCCAGAAATCAATAGCGCCCCAATTTCCCCCGATGGTAAGGCTATGCGTTTTCTCAAAAATGAGAGAAAACTGTGTGAGAAGACCATTGCTGCATATCGGGTTCTAGGATGCCCTGAAAAGCGCGCCATAGTGTTTCCGAGCTATTCACCCTCAAACGTCCTCATCAACCGTTCCTACCGCACTCTAGGCCCAAATAAACGGGTCTGGCAAGACTCTGAATGCGCCCCGTGTCTTTTTGGGTGGCACGCACTGCCGGAGCAAACCTACCGGAATAAAACCGTAATCTTGGCGGAGGGACAGATAGATGCGATGACTTGGTTTCAATGGGGTTTTCCAGCATTATCCATACCCAATGGTGCCGGTATGAGTTGGATTGAGTATGAATGGGAAAACTTGGAGGCATTCAGCACCATTTACATCGCATTCGACACAGACGGCCCCGGCAAGATTTTCACCGAAACGGTGGTGAATCGTTTGGGTAAGCACAGATGCCTCATCATTTCGACCCCAAAGAAGGATGCCAACGATTGCTTGAAAGCTGGGTATGGTGCCGAAGACGCCCAAGAATGGGTGGCTGCCGCCAAGACTCCCACGATCAAGAAATTGGTTCTCGCCAAGGACTTAAAGGAGAGGGTGGAGAACGAAATGATGCCAAAGGATGAGCCGTTCACTCTCCCATTCCTCAAGAAGACTGAATGGCACACGACGCAGGAAGGTTTCTGGTGGAGGCCGGGAGAGGTGACGATTATCGGCGGTTACAGCCATGCCGGTAAAACCACCTTCCTGAATTTTGTGATGTCCAATTTGCTTGCGGATGGTCGGAGGACTTTGGTGGCCTCATTGGAGATGCCATGTCACAAATTGATGCTTCGTTTAATCGAAACCTTCCAAGGTAGGGCAACACCGGAAATGATCGACGGTTTTTACAAATACGCTGGCGAATCCATCGCCTATGTAGATCACATTGGTTCCATCAATCAGGATGAGCTTTTTGAGATGATGCTGTTTTCCTACAGGCGCTATGGTTGCGAACATTTTATCATTGACTCACTCATGCGTATTCAGGGTCTTGAAGAGAATTACCCGGCCCAAGGAGAGTTTGTTCAAAGATTGCAGGATTTCGCCAAGCAAACTATGGGTCATGTGCATCTAGTGGCTCATCTTGGGAAGCCACCCATCAGTCCTCCAAAGGGATTCAGGCCATCCATGTATGCAATCAAGGGCAGCAGCCTTCTCACAAACAACGTGGACAACATAGTTTTGATTCAGCGCAATCTCGAAAAGACGAAGGAGGGTTTGAGCTACGAGCAGAAAAACGCCATGCACGATGTCGAAGTGATTGTCGAGAAGCAGCGCGAAACGGGATGGCTGGATCATTTCAAACTCAAATACAATCCATCCAAGAGGACTTATTCAAAGATGTCTTAACAAGAATTCAATGAAAAAGCCATTTTACACCCCAAACCGAAACGAAAAATTAGCTGCCAGTCTCGGATACACAATTTCCAGCGATGGCTCTGTAATTACAGGTCCAAATGGCAAGATTTACGCGCAAGGTCGTAACAAATACGGACATCTAGTATTTTACTTTGGGCCGAAAACAGATCGCAAAAAATGCTTTGTTCATCGTTTGGTTGCGTGGTTTAAGTTTGGTAAGGCGATTTACGAGCCAAACATTGTGTGCAGACATCTTGACGGAAATCCGGCCAACAACCATCCTGA